GTGTTCAAAAGAAAATCAGCAACCCAATTCCACGAGTCCGCGACGAAAGTCAAAATTACGCTGAAGTCCATGAGGTTCTCCTCCTTTCGATAGTGTTGTTCGGGTGGCGTGTGAAGCAATGGCATGATGACAGCGCGGGAATAGGCTCGCGTTGTCCCCCACGCCAGCGCTTCCTTTCGGTATTGTAAACCTGTAAGCAGGTGACATGTCAAGCGTTTTTAATTTTTCATATCATAGCAGCTTCGGTTATGTTGGGGCTGCTAATATTTTGGTGCTTTAGGCAGGTGGTGGTGACATTGCAGGATGGAGATAAGAGACATTGCCCGGTGCGACTGGGAGCAGGGCGTGAAGTATCGGGAGATCGCAGAGGAGTACGGGGTATCGGAAAGTACGGTGAAGTCTTGGGCCGCACGGTATTGGAAGCCTGAAAAGGTTGCAACTAAGGTTGCGACCGGTTGCAAAAAGGTTGCAACCAAAAAAGTGCAACCTCCGCCAGTTTCTAGAGCCGTATCGACGGACCAGCAGCTAGCGGAAGCGGTGGATGAAAATGAGGAATTAACCCCACGGCAAAAGGATTTTTGCCTTTATTTCTCTCGGATCAGGAATGCCACGCAGGCGTACCTAAAGGCATACGGTTGCGCGTACAGCACGGCGCGTGCTAATGGGAGCGCCTTACTTGCAAATACTAACATTCGAGCGGAGCTTCGCCGCCTGCGGGACCTCAAGGCCGCCGCCCTCGGCGAGCTGTGCGGAGAAGACGTTGTGGAGATGCACATACGAATCGCCTTTGCCGACACAACTGATTTCGTGCAAGTCACGGGGGGGCATGTCGTGGCGAGAGATAGCGATCATGTTGACGGGCAGCTTATCAGCGAAATTTCCGAGGGGCCGAATGGCGTGAAGATCAAGCTGGAGGATCGGCAAAAATCGCTTTCCTTTTTGGAACGTTACTTTATGCTGAATCCAATGGATCAGCAGCGGGTAGCGTACGAGAAGGCTAAAGAGAAGGCGCTAGAAAGATCGCTAGAGAGTGATGAGGAAATTGAAGATTTGACACCATTGGCGGAGCTGCTGAAATGAACAGAACGCAGGAAATACAGTGGAAGCCGTTTAGCGACAAGCACAAACAGTATATAAGGAATGCGACCGGTAATCGCATGTGCGTTGCGGAAGGAGCAATCCGTAGCGGAAAAACGATTGACCATTGCATTATCGCCGCGGCGTATCTTGAGACGTGCCCAGATAAAATCCACCTCGCCAGCGGCTCAACGGTGCCGAACGCCAAGCTGAACATAGGGGCGTGCAACGGCTTTGGGCTGGAAAACCTATTTCGAGGCCGATGCAGATGGGGGAAGCACAAGGATAATGAAGCGCTTTTCTTGCGGACGCAGACGGGAGAAAAGATAGTGCTGTTTGCGGGCGGGGGGAAAGCGGA